GGGCTCACATCCCTTCAGACAGTGATGCTAAAGGTGGTGCAAGAACGTTGACCGTCTCCCGAAGAATTGAGCCTGTGAAGACAGCCAAATTTGCGAATGCCACAGCAAGCCGACTCTATAAGCAACAAACCTTTCCTTTCGACAATAAACGGGTGGTCTATCAGACCAAGACTTTTTCGATACCGGTATATGTGGTCGCCAATTACACCATTTCAATACGAACCGAATACGTGCAACAGATGAATGAAATTGTGCAACCGTTCTTGACACGCACAGGCCAAATTAACAACTTCTTTATGCTGCGAGATGGACACCGATTTGAGGGGTTCATTCAGAATGATTTATCTGACAACAGCAACGCTGTTAATATGGGCGATGACAGTAGATACTATCTCAACACTTTTGATATCAAGGTTCTTGGTTATCTCATCGGTGGAGGTAAGAATGACGAGAAGCCTAGAGTTACAATTAGAGAAAATGCTGTTGAGGTCAGAATTCCTCGTGAACGTGTGATCTTTGGTGACATCAACGAGTATTTAAAGAAGGGTTTTTATAGAGACTAAGAGAGTTTCGCTTTTCAATACACTATTTATTATCGTAAAATATAAATCTTCAAAACGATTTACAGGAGACTAACAAGTATGTCAGACGTAAGAAAATTTAAGTTCGTTTCGCCAGGTATCTTTTTGCGCGAGATAGATAATTCACAGCTTCCTGCTGTAGCCCCCGAAGTTGGACCTGTTGTTATCGGTAAGGCGCGACAGGGACCGGCAATGCGCCCCCATACAGTACAATCTTTCAGCGAGTTTGTGGATGTTTTTGGAGCCCCTCTTGCTGGTGGTGGTGGTGGAGATTACTTCCGTGATGGCAACATTTCTGCTCCCACCTATGGCGCTTATGCGGCTCAAGCCTATCTGGATGCTCAGATTGGACCTGTAACATATGTCCGCATGCTCGGTGATGCACACCCTAATAATGATGCCACTACGGCTGGTATGGGTGGCTGGAATACAGAGGTGGAATTTACACAAGGCGGCCAAGCTCTTAAGTTTCAAAAAGGCGGCGCTTACGGCCTCTTTATTTGTCCCTCTAGTTCAACTTCGTCGCCTTCTGATGCGTCTTCTCATGGTACTGGTTCATTGGCGGCCATTTGGTATTGTAATAGTGGATCAACTATAATTCTTTCTGGTAATGCACGGACTACTGGCACTACACTTGGTGGTGGCAATGCGCCCTTACCGGCTTCGGGCTCTTGTCTTGTGGTTGAGTCAGATTCATCGCTCGGCTTTACTGCCATAGTGCTTGATAGCTTAGGGGCTAAAGCTCGTAGAACCACATTTAACTTTAATCGTAATAGTGGGCAGTACATTCGAACGGCATTTAATACAAACCCAACATTTACAAACAGTGTCATTACCGATCAGAGTAATCTTTCTGAGGCGCAAAACCTCTACTGGCTCGGAGAGACTTATGAATCTCACCTTTTTGAAAAGCTCGGCAGCAATAGCGGAACAGTTTATGGATTCATTGCGGCTGTTAACTCTGGTAGTCTCACCTCCACGAGCGCTGGTTCCAATCAATGGGCAGATCGACAGACGAAGTACATTAATCCAAGAACTGGATGGTTCTTCTCTCAAGACTTGACAACCGACACTGCATCTTACGACGCAACCAATATGACTAAGCTATTTTGTTTACATGCCAGGGATCAAGGAGAGTCTGCCCAAGAACAATACAAGGTTTCTATTCAGGATATCAAGGCTTCCACCAATGATTTTAATAATTATGGATCTTTCACGGTTGTTATTCGAGCAGCTTGGGATTCGGACGCAAAGCCTGTAATCATTGAAAGGTATTCAGAATGTAACCTTGATCCACAATCGCCGAATTATGTTGCCAGAAAGATTGGTGATAGGTACTTGGTGTGGGATTATGAGGATGCACGGATGAGGGAGTATGGCGAATTTGCCAATAAATCTGAAATTGTCCGCATCGAAGTGAATCCAAATCTCAATGCAGCGGACACTCGACTGCTTCCGTTTGGTGTGTTCGGGCCTCCCCGCCCACCTGGTTTCAATCTTATTTCTGGATCTGGGCCTCAAACAGACGGTTATCGTAACATCCTGCCCCTTCTTGGCGATGCCGGTGTGTCTGTGATCTGTTCTGCTTCAGTGGACTACAATTCAACTGCTAATTATTCTTATGTTGAGGGTACGAGTTCTTGTGCGGGCTCCTGGCTTGGAATGGCAGCGAAGGCTTCGGGTGAATCGCCATGGGATTATGGAATGGCAGTTCAAACTTCTATTCAGGATAGTGCAGACTATCGATTTACGGGATCGTATTTCTTCCCATCAACTCTTACGCGACTTTCGGGTACCGACCACGGTATGGCAAGTCCGAAAGATGCTTATTGGGGCCTTCAAACGAACATCTGGTCTGCGAACAGGCAATCCACAAAATTCGATCCGGGTTATCGGGACTATCTGCGTGGCTTGCCGCTTGGCACTTCGGGGTTCGACACTATAAGCGGACCTCCCGCGAAAAACGAGTATTCTTGGATTTTCACCTTGGATGATATTGTTGTACCAGGTGGCGTTGCTGTGAAGACATATTGGATGTCGGGTTCGAGAAATGGTAGAAGTCTTATCAACACGGTTTCGGCGGGCGATTCAGTCACTTCGGCTTCTTATACCGCAGTGCTTGATTCTGGCTTTAACCGCTTCACTAGTCCTCTGTATGGCGGTTTTGATGGTTTCGACATCACGGAGAAGGATCCTTTCCGAGATGGATTTGTAACTTCTGCTGCGACAATAAGAAACAACTACGCTTTTAACACTGTTAAGAAGGCTATCGATACCGTTAAGAATCCAGAGTTTGTTGAAATGAACATGTTGAGTGCTCCGGGTATCGTTAACCAGAACCTCACACAAACCATCATTAATACTTGTGAAGACAGGGCAGATGCTTTGGCAGTCATTGATCTACGTGGTATCTACCAACCGTTCACTGAGAATGCTGACAGCTTCCAGACCAGGGTTGACGCTACGTCGCTTGCTGGCGTTGTGACTGCTCTCCGAGATCGAAGCATCAATTCGAGCTATGCTTGTGCTCACTACCCGTGGGTTCAGATTCAGGATACGATGACTGGCCAATTCTTATGGGCACCCCCTTCGGTTGCTGTCATGGGGACACTGGCGAGTTCTGAGAGGAAGTCTGAAGTATGGTTTGCTCCTGCTGGCTTCAACAGGGGCGGCTTAAGCAAGGGAAGGGCGGCTGGTATTCCAGTTACGGCTGTTACGCAAAAGCTCTCTTCTTCGGATCGTGACACCCTCTATGAGGCGAACATCAACCCCATTGCTTCTTTCCCGAGCGAAGGCATTGTGGTCTTCGGCCAGAAGACTCTTCAAGTTACGCCTTCTGCTTTGGATCGGATTAATGTGCGGCGCTTGATGATTTTCATTAAGAAGAAGATTTCAAGGATTTCTGCTGGTATCTTGTTTGACCAGAATGTTCGGGCTACATGGCAGCGTTTTACGGGACAGGTTAATCCGCTGTTGGCGAGTGTTAAAGCTCGAATGGGTCTTACGGAGTTTAAGGTTGTTCTTGACGAAACAACTACGACCCCAGACTTGATTGATCGCAACATCTTGTATGCTAAGATTTTCCTTAAGCCTGCAAGGGCGATTGAGTTCATTGCAATTGACTTTAATATTACGAGGACTGGGGCTTCATTCGAAGATTAAAAAGAGGCGATTTATTTCGCTTCTACTACTTATAAACAGAAGGGAGAATTAAACAGATGGGATTTTGGACAGATGCAACCATGCAAGACCCAAAGAGAGCATATAGGTTTTTGGTCACCATCGGAACGATGGAGAATGGAGCACAATGGTATGCTAAGAGCGTTACAAAGCCAAGTTTTACCATCGGTACAACTGAGCACAAGTTTTTAAATCACACCTTCCATTATCCCACTGGTACAGAGTGGGACGAGGTAACTCTAACTTTGGTCGATCCTGTTTCTCCAGACGCAGCCAACCAGACTTTGGCGATTATTGCTGCATCTGGCTATGATCCATCTAAACTGACCTCGGCAGATTATGGGACCACCACGTCAAAGGCAGCAGCAGTTTCTGCATTGGGTGGTTGTATTATTGAACAGATTGATTCTTTGAGTGACCCGATTGAGACTTGGACCCTTTGGAATGCTTTCATTACAGGCGCTAAGTTTTCTGAACTGTCTTATGATAGCGATGATATGTCAACAGTTGAGTTGACACTCCGTTACGATTGGGCTTATCTTAACACTGTGGTTTCGAGTATGGTCGGTCCTATCTCCAATGAAATTGTTGGACAAAATAAGACCATGGATAACAATACTTACTTTAAGCCGGGTGATGAGGAATCTGGGTGATGAGGAATCCCCCTGAAAGCGATTCAGGGCTTGAGAGATAAAGATTTTTTTAATTAGAGGTGTGAATGGCTAGAAATAGTGGAGACCGCTTGGGGGCTCCAACCGCGCAGGCAGCGAGCCCTCCTATCAGTGAGGCTCCTCCCAATCCCATGTTGGCGTTTGCAACACCAACCATGTTTGTGGAATTGCCATCCAAGGGGACTCTGTATCCAGAGAATCACCCTTTGCATGGGTGTGAGCAACTTGAAATTCGTTTTATGACGGCGAAAGAAGAGGATATCCTAACCTCTCAGTCCCTTCTGAAGAAAGGAATTGCAATTGATAGGATGCTTCAGAGCATCATTCTTGATCCCAAGATCAAGGTTGATGAGTTGGTGGTGGGAGACAAGAACGCCGTAATCGTTGCAGCACGTATCAGTGGGTATGGCAAGGATTATGAAGTTGGTGTAAACTGTCCCAGTTGCGCTGCTAATGTGAACTATTCCTTTGACTTGGAGAAGGGCACGATTAACCACGGGGAGGATCATGGGGACTTTGATGTTACCAAGACCACTGATGGGACATTTATTATCAAAACCCCCAGATTAGGGGTCGATGTAGAAATACGACCGATGTACGGTATTGATGAAAGGTATCTCGCACAACTTACAGCCAACCGAAGGCGCAAGAATCTTTCCGAAACGGCCCTTACAGACCAGTTGAAGAGACTGATTCTCTCTGTCAACGGCGATACCAATTCCCATATGCGAGAAGCATTCATTTCCAACGCTCCAGCGCTGGATACACGGTATATTCGTCAGGCTTATCGAAAGATTATGCCAAATATTGATTTGACGCAGGCTTTCTCCTGCTCCTCATGCGGGTTTGAGACCGAAATGGAGGTGCCCCTGACAGTCAAATTTTTTTGGACTAAGTGATAAATATATTGAGAGCGTATATGAGATGTTTTTCCTTCTCAAGTATCACGGAGGATGGAGCTTCTATGAAGCCTACAATCTCCCAGTGCAAGTTCGCATGTGGTTCCTAAAGAGGTTAGAAAAACAGTTAAAGTCAGAACAAGAACAGATAAAGGCGGCTCAGAAAAAGGGCCGCTCAGGAGGCCGTCCCCCCTAAGTGCCTCCAAAATAAGACCGGAGGTGAAAGCCTCCGGTCTTTCTTTTTTAAGAGACTATTTATAAGAGTAGTCCTTGCGGAGATTTGTAAATATGATAAACGAAGAACAACTCGACCCCATTGTTATTGATTTTACGGAGATACGTCAGAACAAGCTTGATGAGTCGTTTTTGGGTGCTTTTGGTAACTGGATTAAGCTCATCACCCAGAGAATGTTTGATAATCCTGGTGTGGGATCCAGGTATGGTGGCGTAAAGGTTCGAGGGACGCCAACTGAGGTGAGGGCTTTTGCAAGGGCTCTGGGCAATGAAAAGAAATACATTGATATTGCCAAGAAGTATGGTCTTGACGATCCTCGAACAATTTCCAACAAAGCCAATCTGAAGAAGGCGGTGGCCTCATTTGAACGGGAAACCGGCATCAAATGGCCATTCAAGTGAGGGTTTGATAGATGGCAAAACAAAGGTCTGAAGAAGAAGTTAAGAAACATATTGCGGCTCTCAAACTCGAAGAAGGCGCGCTAAAGGAGCTTAATAAAGGGAAAGAAGTAAGCGTAGAGAGGACTATACGCCAAAAAGAAGTAGATTTAGAATTATTAGAAGTAGAGAAAGAGCTAATAATTGTTACAAACGGCACCGCCGATGCCCTCGCCAAAAAGATTAAGGAGATTGAAAAGCTTAGGCCAACAGTAAAAGCTCTTAAGGATGAATTAGCCGAAGCCACTAAGCGACAACAAGAACTAGGAAAAGCTGCCGAGGGGTTGGGCAAACAATTAGCGGGCTTAATCCCCATCTTTGGTGGCAATAAAGATATATTGGGTTCGTTCGGTGGACAACTAGCCCAGGCAGCCAAGAATGCAGATGGCTTTGCAGGGGGATTGGGAGATGTGGGGAAGAGTCTTTTTGCAAATTTAAAACCCCAGCAACTCGCGGCGAATGTCATGGCAGCCTCAGAAGAGCTTATGGCTGCCATGATTATGTCGGCAGTACAACTCAGCATAAGTGTTCAATCTCTTAACGCTGAATTCAACAAAGCCACGGGAGCACAGGGAGCATTTAACGATCAGATGCTCACGTCGTTCAGGGCGACAAGTCAGGCTGGCGTGTCATATGCTGAGTTGGCGAACACAACACGGGCTCTTTTTACACAAACTGCCAAATTTACTGATATGTCGAAAACAACCCAAGCTTCTCTCATAGAAACCGCAGCAGTCATGGGAGAACTGGGTGTCGATACCAGCGTGAGCGCTCAAAACTTAAACATTATGACCACCAGTTTGAATATGAATGCAACCCAGGCCGAGGAGACTTCCAGAAGGTTGCTTACAGCAGCCGAGGCCATGGGCGTTGCTCCAGGCGAGATGGCATCGGAGTTTGCAGCGGCTGGTAAACAGTTTGCCTCGTTTGGCGAGAATGCTGTTGATGCATTCATCGATCTTAGGGAGATGGCAAAGAAGACAGGCATAGAGTTACAAAGTCTTTTGAGCATCACAGAGAAATTTACAACTTTTAGCGGGGCGGCTGAACATGTTGGAAGATTAAATGCCATGCTGGGTGGTCCCTTCCTGAATACCATCGATATGGTCAATGCCAGCCTGGAAGATCCCGCAGAAGCCATGCTGATGGTCCGAGATGCCGTCCTTGATGCTGGAATGTCTTTTGACGATATGAGTCCCGCCATGAGAAGGGCGGTTGCAGAAGCGGCTGGCCTTGAGGACGCAGGACAATTGGCATCCCTTATGGCCGGTGATCTGGATTCTTTGGGGCTGGCATCAAAGAAGTCTGCAAAAGATATGGAGGAGCTTAAAAAGGCCACCAAAGTAACTCAGTCACTCGCTGAAGAACTTGAAGCAACGCGGGTAGCGTTTACGGTTGCGTTTGCCCCCTTTATTCAGAATGTTATAATACCTTTGTTGGATGGCTTGCAGGGGCTTGCGGAATGGCTTAATACAAATGTTGGCGAGAATGGGGCAGCG